TTGCTGGTATGTTGTAGAATGTGCTACCATCATTGGTAAACTGCCATTTGTCTGTGCTTTCATTCCATCTGATCAGTGTGTTTGAACCTGCTACAGGTCTATTTGCAATTATTTCTACTGTGGCATCTGTTGCCGCATTGGCATTAAGTGTAATTTTTTGATCTTGTACATATAAATCAGTTACATTTTCATAATCTAAATTACCTGAAACTATTACATCACCACTTACTGTGATGTTGCCACCAAAGGCAAAAGGTGCATTACTAGCCGTACCAATGTAATCTACAATGGCACTATTTGCTCTGCCTGTGGTAAAATATAAATTTGTGCCTTCTGAAAGATCACTTGTTGATTTATTACCAAATGCTGTATCAAATCTACTCTGTGTATAATATAAATTTGTGCCTTCTGCTAAGTTACTGGTTGTTTTGTCTGCTAATCTATTGTCAAAGGCTGTATTTGCTCTAGGTGTTGTAAAATATAAATTTGTTGATCCTTCAGTTAGGTTATCAGTTGTGTTGTTACCTATTGCAATGTTTGCCTGTGCCTGTACAGCACTATTTGTTAATTCTATGCTGTCAGCATTTACTGTAATGCCATATCCAGAACCTACGTTTAGTGTAACATCTCCTGAATTGCCACCACCTGTTAGACCTGTACCTGCTACAACACTAGATATATCACCTATTTCTGATATACTTAATATACCATTTGCACTATCATAACTCAATGGTGATGTAGCACTTATACTGCCTCTTGCTCTTGCTGTTGTGAAGTATTGATTATCGCCTTCAGTGATATCTGTTGTGGTTAAACTTTCTGATATAACACCTGTTGTGCTGTTATAATTTATATTGCCTGTTGCTGAAATATGCTGTCTTACATTAGCAGGAGCATTATCTATTCTGACATTTGCTTGTGTTTGATTAGGTCCTGTGTATGCTATAACGCCTGATATTGCATTGTATGTTAAAGCACCATCTCCACCTGTATCAACTGAAGATATATGTGCTCTTACTTCACTGGCACTAGGTCCTGTGTATGTGAATATACCTGTGCTTGAATTATATGCAAATGAACCATCTCCACCTGCGTCCGTGGCACTTATTGCACTTCTTACTGCGGCATTTGATACGCCTGTTGCTGTTCCTACATTAATTGTATTTGGAGTAGATGTTACTGTTACTGTATTTAGAGTAGAATTTACATTTACTGTAGAAGTATTTGCTGTAACTGTTATATTAGCCATTTAGGTCCCCTATGTTGTTGTCAGTGTTGTAAAGCCTGCTGACTCACTAGGTTTTCCTAAACTTGCATCTGGTGAATATCTATGAATGAGGGCCCATCTGTGCTCGTTAACTGTATTTGGTGTTACACCTGCGTCAGTCCATCTCACGCCAATCACAGTAATTGGTGTTTCTCCTCTACTATCTGGTAATACATTGCCTTGATAGATGTTTCCTGGTAATGTGATGTTTACTTCGCCATTTGCGGCATCTACCACATTCACATTACTTGAACCTATTTCTGTGTTTGCAAAATAACCTGTTACTGTTGATGTACTGAAACTGGGATTTCCAGTTGTTCTGTCGTATGTCATTGAATCTACGACAAGGGTTTGGGCACTTAGTTCAAAATTGTAATTTGTTATATTTGTGCCATAATTGTATGCAAATGTTGATGCTGTATCTTTGAATACTTCCAATACTTGGACATTATCCGCACCACCTATATAATTTGCAAAACTTAAAAGTCTTCCACTCATAATATTCTACTCCTGAAGGGTATTCTTATATTGCTGAGGCAATATAAGCAATTTTTACTGTTATATTTATCTGTTTAACTTGGTTGTGTAGGCCAAACTACATCAAATAAGTCACTTACACCTGATTGATTGTCAGGTACATCTCTCAATGCTTGTCTATATGTTTGCCATTCTGCTTTTTTACTGTCACTTAATGGTGAATCTGCACCTACTGTCCAATCACATGCTGTTAACATAATGTTACGTCTTTGTCTTATTAATGCTACAACAGGTGGTTGATTTTGATTGTGTAATAACACAGGAGGATCTTGACTTACATCTACTTTACAGCCTTCTGGATGGCATTTGCCTGCCATATATGTGGTTCCAGGATTAACATTACATAATCTTTGTACTTTTGCTTCATTACCCATGTAATCGTGATCTACAATTTGACCTGTTGCACTTTTATAAACAATCCAATTAGCCATTATTCTACTTCTCCTTTGTTGATTCTCAACATATCATATTTCATGTTTTTAAATCCTACAGTATTTGGAGTACCACCTACATCTGCTAATGTGTTATATCCTTCTAGTCTTATGTTGGCCGCAACCATTTCATCTGTGACTTCAAATTCTCCTTGACTGTTTACCACTGTAGGTATATGTGTAAAGTTTTGATAACCTACACCTTGGCTCACGTAGTTATTGATTATGTCATTGTTGGCAAATTTAACATCAATACCAAATCTCATGCCATAGTCTGCTACACCTGTGCTTGGCAATTCGCCTAATGGTGTGGCATTTGTGAGTACAGTATATTTGCCATTTTCTATATTTGCTAGATCTACTGGTACTACAGGTGCTACATTACTGAATACTGCTGTATTACTTGCTAAGTTAACATTGGCGGCAGGTGCTGTGTCTACTTGTCCACCTGCTCCAAATGGCGCAATAGCATCTTTATCAACTACACCACCATATATACTGGCATTACCTCTCAATAAAGCATTACCTGTGATGTTTTGTGTGGCATTTAGCACACCTACAGGTATAACACCACCTACAACGCCTGCTACTTGGAATGTCAAGTCATTTGCTGGTGTTTGTCCACGCAATGTATCACCTGTAACTGTGATAGTATCTGCAGTAGCATAACCTGTACCACCTGATACCACAAATACATCTTCATATGCAAAAGGATAACTGGTGTTTGCTCTAACTGTGAATAGTGCATTTGTACCACTACCTGATGTGCTGGTTTGTGATACATTAAAGAAATAGTTTGTCAAATAACCTGGAGGTATAATTGGAGGTATAGGCGGTATGATTGGTATATCAATTGGATCATCTTCTTCTTCAGTTTCTGTGATTGCTGGTTGATTGTATATATCTGAATTATATTGCAATAAAGTTAGTTCACATGTGATCATGCCTTCTGCAGTGAGTTTTTCTTTGCTTAACATTACTCTAAACAATTCATCAGTGAAACCATATATACTATTTGTTAATTTAACAACATCACCTGCATCTATTTGCAATGTGCTGAAGTCACCTTCTAATTGTACTACCATGCCATTTCTACTTTGATTTAAATCAATATTTGCTAGAGTTTGTGCATGTATGTTATTGTTTACTAGTTCGCTTCTATATTCTAATTGATTGTCTTGTTCGCCTGGATTTCTGTCACTGTTTGGTGTTTCAACAACTATGGTGTTTGTTTGATCTTTTCTGTTTTGGTCTGCAAATTCTACCTTTACACTATTGAATAAACTGTAAAGTTCTGTGCTTTGTACACCTATCTTACTTACGATGTTATCATCATTTAGCACAAAACAGTTTGCCAGTTCTGCAGTTGTAAGTGCTCTGTTAGGGACTACTTTGAATTTACCTTGTTTACCATCAAAAGTAAAATAGTTATTTGAATTTCTGCATATTCTATCTATGTTATCTAACACTGGTCTATTTGTGTTTATATAACCATTTGTTTGGAATCTATCTATTGTAGCACTACCGCCTGTGTTAGGTGTATAACTTATTTGTTCATCACAATAACCTTTCATTGATGTGTTTGCAGTACCTGTAATACTGGTAACATCAATAAATGAATTTGATAATCCTGCACCCCAAACTGGATTGTTGAGATATCTTATAAGAGCATCTCCTGGATTGTCTATACTACAAGTTAAATCTACACTTATTGCTCCTAAGCCTGTTAAACCATTTTCAGCATCATAATCAACTTCTATCATTAAGAATACCAAGTCTTCCATTGTGTAATGACTTGTGCCAAATGTTGCCCAATGTTTCATCATTGTTGTGGCATTTACTTTTGTACCTGTTGGTGGAAATATTTGATCAACACTATTTGTACTACCTGCATACAGTCTCATGCGTATTTTGTTTGCCCAGTCTGTGTTAGTTGTAGCATTAGGATCATATTGACTAATCACACTAGCACCACTGAAGTTTAATCTAGCATCTCCCCAGTATATGTTGTTTACTGTATAAGTAGCACCTTCTAGATATTCACTAAGTGTGATACAATACTGCATAGTATCATTTTGATTTGTGATAGCAACATCAGTGATAGGTCCACTCATGAAGTTCCTTCCAAAGGCCACACCTATCTTGTTGTCTGTGCTGGGGGCTACCTGTATTTTTACACCTGGATCTGGTCCCATGTCTGGCGGATCAAATACACCTAATAGTTTTGCTGTGGCAAAGCCTAATCCAGCCGCAACAACACCAACTACCACATTGAATAATAAGGTAGAACCTAATATTGTTCCTGCAGTTGCTATTGCTCCTACTATTGCTGTTGCTATTGCTGTAAATACTGCCATATGTTATCCTGCGTAATAAACTGTTTCTATTGGTCTATAACCATGTTTTTCTAATTTTATTTCTGGAGATTGTTCCATTAGTGTCATTGTGAATCCTGTAATCTGATTATTCTCTTTCATTTCTTTTGCTAATTGTTGATATTTCATAAACAATTTGCCACCAATTGTACCATCTCTGTGTTCTGGTTCAACCCACCATGCCGCTTCTCGTAATACTGGTTTAACATGTGGTAACCATAAATCTGGTGTTTTTACTGCCATAAAAAATCCTGCTGGTTTACCATCTACTTCTGCGTACAACATTACGCCTTGTTTTAGTATTCCATAAAATATTTGATCTATATAATCATCATCGTATTTTGGATTGTGTAAGTACTCTACTGGAGCACTATTGGCAAAATTAACAAACATCTTTTTGATGTTTTTAAAGTCTTTTACTTCTGCTTTTTTAATCATATCTTTATATCCTTTTATCTTTGTTGTTCTCGTCCACGGCCTCCACCGCCACCACGGCCACCGCCACCGCCACCACCGCCACCACCATAGCCACCACTTGCACTATATTCTTTACCAAAGTCAAATGTTGTATTGTAAAGAATAGGTATACGGTTAAAACTTCTGTCTGCGGGGTATAATCGTTTGCGTTCGTCTGGGTTTGTTTTCTGTCCTCTCAGCATGTTATTCAGTATACTGGTTAAACCTGCTACTGTGACTGTGACACTATAATCGTTTTGATGTGTTAAGAAGTTTAATTGTTCATCTATAATAAAGTTTGTTATTGTGCCTTTGAATCTTGTGTACACTTGACCTGCTATGAGTTCTTGTGTGGTTGCATCAACAAAGCCTCTATATACTGTGACATTGCCACCTTTTACAGGTTCTGTCATTACTGTTTGTAGATAATTTGCTTCACTGGGTATACCACTTAGTGTGATTGATATGTCACCTTCACTGTGACGTAATTCGTCTCTTAATTCTGTGATGTTTAAGAAAGCACCTAGTTCTGTGTAATCATTACTGTTATGCGTGATTGTTTTATAATTACTGCTTAAATAATAAACATTACCATTTAGATCTAAGTCTATCAATGTGATTGGTGCAATATTATCACCTTGTACTGCTGTAATAGTAGTTGCCATTAAGTTATTACCTCAACGAAATTAAAAGTGCCATTAAAACTTATTCTGTCATGTGGTATAATACTGTACGTTGGATTTTCTAATGCTTTTACACGCCATGTTACATCACTGCCTACATTTATGCCTTTACCACTAACAGTATATCCTGTTTGGTCTAGGAAACCTCTGTTTATAGGTACCGTTACACTACTACCACTGTATGCTACATCGCTTGTTACTGTATATGGATATCTATAGTTGGTATCTAACTGTATATAGTCACCTTTTTTGAATATATCACCTGTAGGTGAACCTGTTACACTTGAAGTGTTAAGCACTATGTTACCACCTGTAGCACTTGTTACAGTGATTTGTCCTATCTGGGTGGGTGTTAAGTTACCTTGATATTGCGTTATGTACGCAAGTCCTGTGTTGCTTGTACCTATGTTTATTTCTTCTTCTATTGTTCTATCTAATCTGTCTAATTCTTCTAGTAGACTTCTATTGGTACTGTATGTTAAACTGGCTGCTATGTTTACTGAGAACAAATACACACTTGGTAATCTTTCTGCTGTTTTTACATGTCCACTTCTTGTGATAACTGTACTTGCACCTTTTCTTCTATCTATTGTGATATCAGTTGCGTTGTTTATTATTGTTTGGAAACTCATCTTATCCTCCTGGTAACCTTCTTCTACCTGCTTGTGTTACTGCAAATATAAATTCTGGATCCTGTGCAATTCTCTGCTGGAAGGATAAAGTATCTATAGCATTGATGTTGTAATTAATATTTGTTACACCACTGCCACCACTTCTCATGCCACCTGAGTGATCTATAACAGTTTCATTAGGGTGAAGTATAGAAAGGAAACCACCTTTACCATCTACACCACCTGTTCTAGGTCCTGATCCTGTATATCCACCGCCATCAAATGAGAACAATTCTAGTAATGGGGCTGTGATTTTTGCTTGTATGAATGCTTTTATTAGTGTTAATTTGATAAAGTCTGCTAAGTCACTAAAGTCTGCTTTACCATTAATGAATGCCTGTGCTAATGCGTCTTCAAACATTGTTGCGGCTTTAACCATGCCATCTGCTAATGTCTTTGTATAGTCACCTACGTCGCTTTGTGCGAAGGCTTCTTTGACTTTGGCAGTTAGTTCAGGGCCAAATATAAGTGCTGTTAGAGCCTTAACTTTGTCTAGCATACCTTCTGCTTCATCATAGAAGTCTGTGATAAATTGATCTACTCTTGCTTGTCCTTCTGGTCCATATATTTTGTCTAGTAAAGAAATTAAGAAAGATTTACCTGGTTGGCCAATAACCACAACTTCTTCTATTACACCATTTATATCTTCAGCAACTTTCTTTGCTTTTTCTTTGTTTTCTTCTGTGTTGCCTAATAGTAAATCTATGATATTGGAGAAGTCTGCAGGTTTTATTTCACCAAATATTGCTGATAATTCTTCTTGAATTTCTTTGGCTCTAGCAGGATCTGTAAATCCATCTTTGAATCCGTTTGCGGCTTGTTTGGCCAATTGGGAAATCATCATTGTTGGCGACCCAATTGGGAATGAGAAACCAGTTTTGCTTATACTTTGTAATTCTGCATTTAGTTCTTTAACTCTGGCAATGTTTGCTGGATCTACTCCAAAGAATTCGTCAAAGGCACGACCTGCTCTCATCATGACATTAAATAAATTAATCATTACATTTGCTAACATTTCAAATACTTCTATTACTTTAACAACTCCTAGTATAAATTGATCTTTTAAGAATTTGCCAAATTCTTCTATACCGCCTTCAGCCTGTATGGTTTTCAATAAGAATTCTGTGAATTGATCTGTTATATCTTCTAATGCTGGAGCAAGTGCGGCAACAAAGTTATTAGCAAC